GAAGCGGCTGTTCGACGAGCGGCCGCGTCCCGGCACAGTGGGCGAAGCGTTCGTCAAGGTCATGGAGAACACAACGCAGCCGCTCGGCGTAACGCCGTTCCCGAACTTTGCGGTATCGTACTTTAAGTATGTTGCCGAACAGAACCCGGCTGCGGTTGTGCGCTTTGCCAGCAAAGCCGAACGCGACAAGATTGCTGCTGGCGATCATCGCGCCGTCGGCAAGATCATGGCCGGCCTTGCTACAACGCTTGCGTTCCTGGCGACAGGCGACGACGAAGGCGAGTGGTACGAGATTAAAGACCCGACAACCGGCAAGATGATCGACGCACGCGCCACACTGTCTCCGTATGTACCGAATATGTTTGCGGCTCATGTTATCCGTAAAGCACTACAGGATGACTTGGCTTCGGTTCGTACCGATGACGCGCTGAAAGTTATCGGTGCGTCGAACTTGCGGGCCGGTGCCGGCGCGTACGCGGTCGATAGTCTTGTCGCCGATATTACTAACGCTGGCGGGTCTGAAAGCGGTGTGCGCAAGGCCATTGATAACTGGGCTAAGGAATACGTCCCCGGCTTCTTCCGGTTTTTCTCACAGTTCAAGGATGCTTCCGGGCAGTTCTTCGAACAGGATCGACTCCGCCGCGCGCCAGAGACCACGGCGCAGGCCGTGTTGTCTCAGCTTCCAGGCGGCGCTGCGTTATACGAAGGCACGACCGGCGAAGCGATTCCCGAGTCACAGCTAATCACTCGGGCCAAGACGCCGGAGACCGTCAACCCTCTGCTCCGCACGCTTGTTGGTGTGACGGTTCCGGAAGATCAGAACTTCCTTGAACAGACTATCGGTCGGTCGGGACTGCGCACGTCGGACTTGTACCGCAACACGGGTGTCGGCGATTTCGACACGCTTATGCGAGAGAAGCTAGGTGAGGCGGCAGATACGTACATCCTGCCTAGCATGGAAGCCAAGCGCAGCGGGATCGAAAAACTCAGCGGTCCGGAGCTTCGTTTGAAGCTGCGTGACATCTACGAACGCAACCGCGCCGCAGTTCGCAAAGAGATCTATACCGAAGATCCGCGCCTTCAGCTTATGCTCAAGTTTGATTCGCTGTCGGAAGACGAGCGCAAGCTGGAGAATGAGAAGGCGCTGCGCAAGAAGGGCATGACGGTTACGGAGATGTTCCGCAAGTCAGAGGGCAAGCCGCTTGTATGGACGGACTCCGACGTGGCCAAGCTCCCGGTGGGAACCGAGTACATGGACGTTCGCGATTACAAAATTAAGGTCAAGTAATGGCAAAGACTGTAGTTAAGGGTGCGTGGAAGCCGCTGCCAAAAGCCAAGCGGCGTAGTAAGCCAGTCGGTCTTCGGCACCGTAAAAAGCTGGGACCACGTAGTCACTTGCGCACTAAGTTCTAAGCGTCTACTATTTGCCCCATGAAAATCATGGGCGTAGACCCCGGCGCTTCTGGCGCTTTAGTTATTCTCGACACGGACGACCGTTCGATTGTCGTGATCGATATGCCCACTACTAAAGTTAAGCGAGGGCCGCGGACCGTCAATCAGGTTGACGCCATGGCCCTTTCTAATGCACTCAGGCCTTACGCTGGCGCGTGCACAGCCGCCGTTGAGCGTGTTGCGTCCCGACCAGGGCAGGGCGTTGTCTCCGTTTTCAGCTTCGGCCGTGCGGCTGGTGTACTCGAAGGCGTGCTGGCCGCGCTTGATATTCCTTTCACCTTGATCCCGCCGCAAACGTGGACTAAGGCTATGCGATTGTTTGGCGGAAAGGACGGAAGCCGAGCAAGAGCGCAAGAACTTTTCCCTGACCAGGCGCACCTCTTCGCACGGAAGAAGGACGATGGCCGGGCGGATGCTGCGCTGATTGCTTGCTACGCCGCAGAGAGGCTGGAGAATGGATCACCTATTCGAGTATCAGAAGACGGGGGCAAAGTTCCTCGCAGAAAATCCCGCGGCGTTTCTCGCGGATGAGCAGGGGCTGGGTAAGACGATCCAAGTCATAGCTGCGTGTGATGATCTCGGCTTGAAGAAAGTCGCTGTAGTATGCCCGGCCATCGCCAAGATTAACTGGCGCCGCGAGTTCGAACGCTGGGGCAAGGTCGAACGCGAAGTAGTAATCTACAGTTACGACAAACTAACGCAGTCGAAGGAGGCGCGTAATGAGATCGCCAAAATGGAGCCGGACGTTATTGTCCTCGACGAAGCGCACTATCTCAAGAATCGTCAAGCTAAGCGCACAAAGTATTTATATGGCCAGTACTGTCGTGGCGACGGTCTTGTTCGTTTTAGCGATAGGGTTTGGCTTCTTAGCGGCACTCCCATTCCTAATGATGTCTCTGACTTCTGGACTCATCTTAAAGCGTTATGGGCGTACCCGCTAAACTTCGTAGATTATACTTTATATTTCTGTAAGACCTGGAACGGGCAGTTCGGTCTTAAGGTTCTGGGCAACAAAGCTGAACGAATGGGCGAGTTCAAGTCCATCCTTCAGTCGATCATGCTCAGACGGAAAGCGGACAAAGTTCTGACTGAGTTGCCGCCGCTGTGGTGGCAGGACACGGTGGTCGAAGTCAGCGGCTGGGACGACATGGCTCACATCGAAAGCCCGGAAGAGCGCCAAGCCGTAGAGCTTATCTTGCAAAGCGCCGTCACGCAAGACGACGTGTCCGGCAAACTTGATTCTATTGTGTCGAGCATGGCGTCACTGCGCCGGCTCACCGCTCTGGCCAAGGCGAAGCCGGTCGCTGCGCAGTTGTCGGCCGAGTTGAAGGATCATGCCTACGACAAGGTGGTGGTGTTCGCCTACCATCGCGCCGCGCTCGAAGCGTTGCGTGAAGAACTGGCGGAGTTCAACCCGGCCTACGTGGTGGGCGGTATGGCAAATCAGGAACGCCAGTCCGAAATTGATAGGTTCCAATCGGACACATCGTGCCGCGTTTTCATAGGCCAGATCACAGCTTGCTCGACCGCGATTACGCTCACGGCTGCGAACCAAGTTGTCTTTGTGGAGATGGACTGGGTTCCTGCGGTCAACGCGCAAGCCTCAAAACGATGCCACCGCATTGGCCAGTCTAAGCCAGTAATCGTGCGGTCGTTTGGCCTAGCAAATTCCTGCGACGAAATTGTCGCACGCGCACTTGCCAAGAAAGCGCAGATGATCTCTGAAGTGCTGGATTAAAAAAGCCGGGGGCGACTTCCGAACCCCCGGCTTTTCTGTGCGTAGCCCAACCTACGCGCATATAGAATCAGACTTAAATCAGATCGTCAAGGTCCGAAATGTCTGCGGACGGACGAGCTTCGGCCGAGAACTCATCCGCGGCCGAGAGACGACCGTCCATGCGGGGGCCGTCATCCGTCTTCTGGATGTTGCCAAGGCTGAAGGCCACGCCGTTATTGCCGTTCACGCTGTAAGCGTAGGCGCGCAGCGAAGCACGGACCTTGGCGCCAGGGTAGATTTCCTTCGGATCGGTGATCGGAGCGGGCTTGCCGTCCGAACCAGCGAACTTCGAGACAACCTGAGGGGCCTGCTTCGACTTCACGTTCATGAACGTCGAGCCTTCAGGATAGCCCTTCTCGACACCGTCTTCGCGGAACGGCATACGAATCTTGCCGGACTTGACCATGTCCTTGAACTTGTCGCCCCACTTCTCTTTGCCAACGGCGAGGGCTGCGGCTTTGAGATCGGTGATGTCGGTTCCGTCTGGAAACACCAGAGAGCAGGAGTAGACGGGTTCGCTCGCTCCCGGCGGGGTCTGCGGCTCGAAGATGTGCGGGTAGCTGATAACGGCTTCAGGGGTAATTACCTTAGTCATCGTAGTGTCCTTGTTTTACTCAGTCACGTCAAATTCGTCAGCCGCAAGGAGCGCGGCTGGCGGTCGGTTGTCGGTATCTGGGACCATTGAGACCCCGGTTGATACCGCCATTACGAGCGTAGCCGGGACGTTCTTCTTCCCAACTACCTTCTCGATCTGCGAAGGCGACTTCAACTTCTTATCGTAGATGTCGTCGTCTTCGAGACCTTCGGTCGCGGCCCACGCCAGCAGTTCCTCTTCGTTCTTCCAACGACGAGTAGGCCGCTTCTCAACCAGCTTAAACCCAGGCAGCGTCTGCCCGGCCTCAAGCATCGTGTGCGCGTGGCGGCGGATAGACTTGATCCACTCTTCGAGGAGCGGAATCTTGTCCATGTAATTTGCAACTTCTTCCGGCGTTAGGTCTTCGATGCTGCGGACCACGCCGAATTCATCCTGCGCTACAGCAAGCGCGTTGTTACGCAGCGCCGAGCAGGTGCCAGCCGCTTTGCAGAACTTGCAGTGATCTCCAGCAATTAGCGGCGCGTCCGGCTTCGTAGCAGCGTGCGCTGCGTCGATCAAATCCGTACCGAAGTCTAGGATTTCATCGCGGGTATAGCGGTGCGTGCGGATCAAACCTTTCGCGTGCGGAGCGCGGGGCTGCACGATAGCGGTGAAGATGTTACGGATCGGAGCGCGGTCGCCAATCTTCAGCACGGCGCCGAGCGCGTAGTATTTCAACTGCGCGTTGTCTTCCACGTCAACGGCTACACCTTGGCCGTGCTTGTAATCGATCACCCACAGGTTCTGCATCGCCTTGCCGTAGATCGTGCAGTCGCTGGTGCCAAACATGGGCATCGGCGGATCAAGCGCCTCAAGGCTGAAGCGTTGTTCTAGCCTAAGCAGTGCAGGCGACTCCTGTTCGAAGACGCTATTCACATAATCCACGTAGACTTGAACGGCGGAAGCCATGTTGTCATCTACGACGTGATCGTTGAACGTGCGGCCGAGCATCGTGAACACGTCATCAATGTCGTTCTCCAGACAATATTC